ATCTTCAAATTTCTTTTGAAATGGAGTAAGCTCTTCTTCCTTTACAAGAGATTCTGCTTCAATAGAACCTGTCCCCATTCTAGTATATCTAGTATCTTTCTTACCATCATTATCGGTATCAACTGTAATTGAGTCACCTATTTTTTCTAGTCCTTCTATGAACTGTTTGTCGTCTACTTTAGAGAGATTTTGACTTTTTACTTCGTATAAAGTTTCTCCATCTACAACCCTAGGTGTAACATTAGCTGCACCAAGTCCTTCTAGCTCTTTTTCAGTAACCAATAACGGTGTTCCTTCAGCCGTTTTTTTAATAGCTTCTTGTTCTAGCTCTTGCTTTGCTAATTGAATTGTACTTAAATTCTGCATTTGTCCTAATAAGTCATCACTCTTGGATAACTGTTTAAGGGCAGCATTAAATGTCTCTGTACCCCTAGAACCTGCTAGTCCACTTTGCTCTAACAATGGAGAAAGTGCAGACATACGCATTTCTTGTGCTTCTTTATCCATGCGTTTTTGTTCAATATTTTGCACGGCTTGATTTATACTAGAGCTAATATTAACAATAGCTTGTTGCTCCATAGCACCTGCTTGAATCGCAGGAGATGTATCTAAAGAACTAAATCGTGGGTCTAATGGTGTTGATCCTTTAAGCATAATTAATTAGTAGGTCCAAATGTAAATCCTCCACCTGTAAATCCTGTAGTGGGCATATTATATTGTAAACTCATTGGTTGTAGCATCGGTGCTGCAGTTTCCTGTATTGAAGAAAGTGTAGTTGTAGTTGGAGCTTGAGGTTTGAATAAATTACCTAGTGAGCTTCCTATACCTGCAATTGTTTTTCCTAGTATTTGTCCAGAAGCAGCAGTTCCTTGTGCTTTAGCAAGTCCTTGACCGAGAATAGCTTGTGCTCTTCTTTGATCAGCCATTTGCCCTAAGTTAAATGCATACCCTGGATCGGTTACTTGAGGAGCAAGTGCTCCACCTAAAAATGATGTAGCCATTTTTTCTTCTGCTGAAGGAGTACCAAACATAAACTGATATGGGTCAATTTTAGCTTGGAAAGATGCTTGCATTGCTCGACCTAATGAAGTTTGTGCGAACTGTTCTGCTTGTTGTTGTGCACCTCTTCTACTTAAAGCTACTGCAGCAATCCCAGAAGCATCTCTTTCTCTACCTGCAGGAGCAGTTGCATATGCAGTTTGAGTTGCTTCTCTAGCTACTTCAGGACTTAGAGGCCCCTGTGCTCTTGCGGCTGCTCTTTCAGCAATATCCATTTGAGCTTCTGCTACCCTAGCTAATCTTGGGTCTTCTAAAGTTGATCTAATTTGATCACCGTATTGACCTATTAATCCAAGTTGACGCAACTTAGATTCCTCTTGGATGTCTCTTGTAATATCCGCTGCACCAAAAGCTCTAGCTCTTTGTAATTCTTGAAACTGAGGTATTAGGTCAAGCTCACGACCAAGTATAGCCTGCATAGGCTCTTCTCCGTAAATGCCTGTAGTATAAGCCTCTCCGATTATTTTAGATGGGTCTCTAAATTGAGAATAAGCTTTTTGTAATGCCTGTGCTCTTTGACTAGCTGCTTTCTTAGCACTTCTACTTCCGAAAATACCTCCTAAAATATTACTTCCTATTGCTATTGCTGTTCCGGGGTCTATGCACTTAACAGCTCCTATCTTTACGAAGTAATTAAAGATAAGATTATCTAAGGGTCTAAAAAAATCTATTAAAAAGTTTTTCATATTAAGCTGTTCGTTTCCACATATAAGTTACTATGTAAGGCATCATATTATTGTGAGAAGCATCTCCCCCATTATTAACTACCAATTGACCCATAGTAGACCTACCAGCGTAAGAACTACCACTTCCGAAGTGACTGACTCTATTTGAACCGTATCCGGATTGGCTATCGTGCCAAACTGTTCTGCTTGACGCTCCCGGACTAGCAGTATTGAGGTGATTGTGCTGTGGAATTTCATTAATAGTAAGTGTATGTCTGTATTCACCTTCGGTATCTCCAGCACCAAAAGTTGTAGTCTGTGGAGATGGTTGATTATCTGTACCTGATCCTACACCAATTAAAGTTCTACCTGTTGCGTATGCAACCCAAGTTGTTAGTGATGTACCACCAAAAAACAATGAATCAGGATTTGTAGATACAGTTGATACATAAATAGAACCAACAGGGTACACTTTATCTAGCACTCCGTACAATCCAGAGTTCAAAGCATTATTAGTAGATAATTTAACTAGGTCTACTTCACCATCTTGAATACCAAGCCTACCATTAGATGTAACCTCAAGACCACCACCTGTTTCACAAGTACCACTACCTCCTGTTACGAATGTAGCACTATCTACCAAAGCGTGCAGTTTTCCGGATGTAATCTGCTCAGTTGAGCCAAATGTTTGTCCTTTACTTAATATAGCCATATTAATACATTATTTATTTATACTATTGTACAGAGCTTGTCGAGTTATTTGTTTGTGCTCCTGCAATTTTAAGTGATCTAAATCTAGGTCTACCTAAAGTGCTTTCTAAAGTCATTTGTAATCCGTATGCTCGTTTGTTTCCTATACGACCTCTAATGGATACATCTTCATCAGGTTTTATTTTTTCACCTAAATAAAATTCTGCAGTTTTTAAATCTAAAGCAGGCTCAGAATCAATATTTTCTGTAGTAGCCGATATAGATACATTAGATGAATTATCTAAACCTGACTGCAAATGTAACTCAAAATTATTAAATTTTTTACGATCTATAGACTTTAAGGTAAACATTCGGCTAGTTGCAGAGCCTTGAACTCTTGTTTCACTTTTGGATGTTTCTCCAATATCTGTAATAACTCTGTCTATACCATCTTCAAATACTTCTAATTTATGTATCCCACCATCTGTATTTACTACATAAACACCTCTATTAGAGCCTTTTCCTGCTACAAGCAAATTTGTAAATTCAAAATTAGTTATAGTAGTTACATTATCTAATAATATATTATTTATGTTATCTATAGATTCCCAACTTTTATTTAAAAAATTATAAATAAGCAAAGCGTTATTTGCAGTAGCAGTAATTAAATTTCCATCTGAATCTCTTTTATTTAGTGGTACTGCAAGATAATATTTATTATCAAAGTATACTGCTACTGATTTATCTGCAGCGTCTTTATTTATATCATTAATTGTTTTCTGAATACTTTCAGATAGTGGTAACTCATTACCTCTAAGATTATACAAATCTATAAAGTTTGCTCCGTATACACCATTATCTGATAAAAATAAAACTTGATTACCTACCTGTATAACTGATTTTCTTGCAACTAATCCAACTTCATCTGTTAAAAGTTGAACTACAGCAGTACCCAAATTTTTACTAGCAGATACTAAATGAATACTATTTCTATTAAATACTATTAATTTATCATCTGAGAATGAGTGCATACCTACATTATCATCTGATTTACCAGCATTAAATCTGAACTGACCATATACTTGATCGTATGTATCTGTATCCAAAATATCAGATATTAATATTTCATCAAATATTTTTCTATCAGCGTAGGTATCTGCTGTATCGCTTACGCTATATCTATAAGGAACAGCTAATCTTTTTTGATGGTATATACCATATTCAGGGGCAGGCATATGAGTAAATCCCAATCCTTCAGATACCTTTCTTGTAAATACAGGTGTAGCACTTAAACTTGCTCCATCTGTAATATGAAGATCAGTTTTAGCTGAATCAATATAAAATTCAAAGCCATGTGCAAGTGCTAATGTTTCATCTCCACTAAGTGTAAGTGAAGGATTTTGAGGAACATAAACAATAACATTATTTCCATTAACCTCTGCAACAAATCTAGAACCATCTATTTTTGTATCTCCGAATCCTGTAATATCAATTGGGTCTCCTACATTTTTTGTATGCCCTGCTGCTGTTAATGTTACTTTATAAAATCCATCGTATTCACCACCTGATATTGCTGTAGAAGATTTTGTAGCATTTGTAATACTTGTTGTAGAACCTCCTATAAATACTTTTGCTACTACAAAAGTTTCTCCTACTTTTAATCCTGAATCTTGATCAGAAGCAATAGTTCTATTTCCTATTACTGAAATAGTATCTCCAACGGATACACCATCGCTTTGATGAACAATACCTCTGTTTTCTATTTGTGCATATTCTCCAGAAGCACAAACAATTTGCACCGGTTGAGAGTACTCTCCACTTTGTACTTTATCTAATTGTGGATTTGTATTTATATTTGTAGCAGATAAGTCTTTTTCAAAAGGTGTATCTCCTTTGCGAAATATAATCAATTTATTAAATGCCTGTATCATATCTACAGGCTCTGAAATTGTTTCAGTTGCAGGATAAGCCATAGTATATTGCGTACTTGTATCAGATATTTTAATTGCTATAGCTTGTGAATTAGCCGCAAGTATAATGTAGCTATCAGTTTCGGAGTTAGGGTCAGA